GTTGTGGCAAAGTAGGGTAAATTGTATACAATAAATCCCACGCCAATCAGAACTGATCCCTGATCCATTGGCCACTGTATCGGAGCTATTAGGCCTAAGAGATATAACTCAATGGATCTGGGATCAGGTTGAAATAACATTGGCCTCTGCCCTGAAGACCGGGCGGGCCTGATCCCTGATCCTAGCCCATAAAAATAGGATAAGCTATAATGACGATTATAGCACGCTAGGATCTGGGATCAGGAATTATGATCCGGCCGGCAAGCTTCAAGCAGCAAGCGCTTGACAGCCTGTCCTGGAGATGGTAGGATGAATTTAGAAAGAGAGAAATTATGGAAAATAAAACAATACAAGTAACAGTCCAGGGCGGCGTTGTAATTGATGTTAAAAACCTGCCTGAAGGATGGGACTTGCAAATAATAGATAAAGATAATGAAGAGAATTAAACACAACGATTTAACACATTATTTCTTGCGGCCGCACTCAGAGCTGCCGCAAGCTTACCTGGCCAGCTGTGAAAAGTTTTTTAAAGAGTTAAGCAGCAAGCACCAAGCTTCAAGCACCAAGCACCGGCCGGACAACTTGAGGTTGAAAAAAAATGAAAAAAACATTTGACATCCCACATTCTCCATGATAGAAGGTAATTATGTCTACACCTCGTTTTACGCCCAACGGGCTCTTCAGAACCTTCAAGACAGAGAAGGAATTTCATGAGTTCGTACAGGGCCACAGTTTACCAGAAGAGCGAAGGCTCCTTTGGCTTGGTTTTGCATTTGGCTGCAATCATGCGGTCCACAAAATCAACAAGATTTTGGATGAGAAAAAATCCTAATCTTCAAGACCCAGGCCCGCAAGGGCCTGGCCAATTTAGAATTATTCTAAGGTGCAAGCCCCAAGCTTCAAGCGCCAAGCATCAAGCGCCAAGCTCCCCGGCCGGCCTTAGTTTGGACACAATTAAAAAATAAAATAAAAATAGAAAGGAATACATATGCAAACAAAAAGAAAAGAAGAAACATGCGAAGGACAGCTTCGCAGGATGTGCAGATCCATTGCGATGGATATCACCAACGGCAAAGAAGATGCCCACAAGTGGATGGAGGACGTATACGACATACGTTACTTAGTCGACAGGGAGAAGCGTTACCTGGGCTGTGAGCTGCTGGTAGCAGGTGGCGGGCCAACGATCTGGGTCAACACATGGTCTAAAGAAGTTGAAGGATACTGGGGCGGGGACCGTGTAACATGGGCCTTCGTCGACAACATTGGCCTCGACGATTACAATGAAGAAATGTATAATTGCATTTAATGACCTGGTACCACCCAAAATATTATAAAGAATTGCGCAAGCAATATCGGGACTCAATAGAAGCTTTACCGCGTAAAGGCGAAAGCTTAGTCCCGGAAGCTCCAAGCAGCAAGCATCAAGCTCCAAGCGACAAGAACCCCGGCCGGGACGGCCGAAGCAGCAAGCGCCAAGCTCCAAGCGTCAAGCTCCAAGCTGATATAAGAAATCACGAATAGCATCAAGC